GCTCGTCCAAGATCGTGCCAGCATCCACGATGTAATCGAGGACGTTGGCCTTGGTGATCTGGACGGCTGATGCCGTGACACCAAAATCGAAACCGGCTGATCGGACACCAGCGGTCGCGCCAAAGTTGCTGGCGTGAGCGTCGGTGTTGATTGCCGCCAGAATGTCGGTGTCCACGACAATCTTCATCTGCTCGGACGCATCCCTGGACCAATCATCGATGTAGCTGTAATCCGCCTGATGATAGTCAATATCATCACCGATGAAGTTCCAGTATTTGCCCTGGTCGATCAGCAACGAGACGAGGTTCGGCACAGGCCGCTCGACTGCCAAGGTTTGACCCTTGGAGTAGTTGCTGATGGTGATATCCGGAGTGGTACGAATCTCGACTTGGTCGCCCATGTCTTTGATATCGCCCTCATACTCCGTATTGGAAATGGACGGAATAACGCTGGCTTCGTAGAACTTTACCAGCAATTTTCCCGACCAAATGGTTGGTGATACAATCCCCGAAAGCTGGGGTACACCTGATGCGACTGGAAAGGCCATTATGGTCTCCTGTTAGTTAGTTGCAAATGACGGATGCACACCTTTCCAGACAGACTCAGACTCAGAAAACCGGCTGTTTTCCGCCAGATACGTCCATGACAATTTTACCTGCCAATCCTGCGGCCTGAACCTGTTTTTCAAGCTGTGCAACTTCTTTTTCTCTGCCTTCGTACTTACCAAGGGCAACATCAGTGTAGAACTGTGAAATATCAGACTCGTTAATCGCCTGAACCTCGTTGTTTACTCCTGGGTCTGTCACTGGTTTTCCGTCGCCAGAGGGTGTTTCTTGTCGAGCGAGTCGAGCTTGCTCACCTTCACCACCGGTACGTTTCTTGAACTCAGTAAGCTGGAGAATGATCGGCTCAGGATTGCCGCTGGCTATGGCGTTGTTGATCACCCACTGGCGCTCAACACCCATATCCGGTAAAACCTCTGTAAGAAATCTCAACCATGCTTCTGTTTGGTTGATCTGTTCCCAATCGGAATGTGCTTCTGAGAGCCGCGTAAAAAATGTGTTTTTACGGGTATTCTCGTTTTCCTCGGTAACAGAATCGACGCGATCCGCGATGGGTTTCACCGCGCCGGCTGCCGCCGCTCTTGCGCTGTCCACCACGAACTTGATCAGGTCTTCCCCATACATTGAACTGACGGTCTCGGGGACTTCAACCGTGGCGGCTGGTATCCCATCCGCGCCCGGTAACGCTGGAGAGTCTGATTGCTCGATATTAGATCGAAGCTGTTGAGTTTCTATTTTTAGGTCCTTTACCTCCTGATGCAAAATAGGAACTTCGGCATTGTACTTCCCCTGCAAAACCTTGTTTTTTTGCAGCAAGATCGCATGTTCAGCCTGCCAGTCAATTCCTGTCTTATTCTCCTTCCCCGGTGTTCCACCATCGAGTGGAGCCGGTTGTTTGGGTTTGCCGTCAGCGTCAAATTCGGTCTTCCCAGGTTCATCCTGAGAGCCGGTCTCATCCGCTTTTGACTTGTCCTGTAAGGCCTTGAGGTCCTTGTCGGCTTGCTCACCGGCCTCTCTTACTTTTCTCGGTAGTGCTACGTGGTCATTCATCCTCGATCGCTCCTTGGGAGCCGCTTACGCGGTATTCCCTGTCATTTGCGGAGTCGGGCGTATCCGGTGTTCCGCTTACATTTCCCTCTTCCACGGTGTTGCAGCGCCAGATATGAGCCATGCGCGATGGTCTTCATTTCCGGTGATCCAGTCGTGGCTTCCGGGGCGTTTTCCTGTCCGTTGAGACTAGAAAGCGTTTTCGCGTGGTATTGACAATACCGCACGTGTGGCAACCCGGTGGGACACAGATTCGCGTGCCTTTTCTACGGTTGCCGTAATTTCGGTAAGGGCCTGAGCGCGACCCTGACTAAATATCGGTTTCTCGGCAGTGATACATTGATCGGTCTCATCTTTGAGCCAGGACTCCAAAAACTTCATGAAAACCTGAAAGTTATGGTCATTGACGAGGTTCGCCATTGCCTGTAATTCTTGGTCGGTCGCTCTCATGCTGCTCTCTTTTGTTCTGCGATCATGCGGTCACAGCACTGGTCGATTTGCAGTGCCAGTTTGCCAGCCAGGACTTGGGCATCATCCCAGCCCAAGGCTTTCTCAATCAGAAACTTGAAGGCACGGCCTTTACCGGCATCATCCAGCGCCACATAACCCAGCACCACATAACATTTATCGATCTGATCGCGCAATTCAATGGCTTCCCGAACGGTCTCTGCCATGATCGCCCCGACCTGAAAATTTTTCAGCATCCCTTTACGCTTATGACGCAGGCGCTTGTTAATTTTTCTGAGCGTCATCTGCTCGAATTCATCGCTGGTCCAGCCGAAAATCTGTAAACGTGTCACCCTGCCATGCCCTCAATTGTCTCTGCTGGCCGTTCCTCTCCACCCGCCGCGCCAGCCGCATTTTTCGGTTGGTTTGGGGGTGCTAATTTTTGGCTTAAAGCCTGCAGCAGCAGTTCATCATTGGTCGGCAGGACTTTCTCAACGTCAATCGCATCGATGCCGCGCAGTGCGCCCCGCAGTAATTCAAGCCGGCCACGTGGTCCCATGATCTGGAAGTCGACCGGATTCATGGTGTTCTGCAGCGTCTCGTTGATCCTCAGTTGTTGCGCCTCACGATGGAGTAATGCTTGTGAAGCCTTAGCGACCACCTTCACATCACCCTTATGTTCCATCGTTTCGTCGTACATCAGTAGGTGCCGGTGTGTATTTTGGGTGATTGAGATAATCGCGGCATCGACGTTGGCGATAACGCCCTTCATTAGTCGGCTGCTGTTGTTCATCAGCATCGACAAGCCCGAAGCGGTACGTCCAGCACCACCCATCCCGCCGCCCTCACCGGTCATGTAGCGGGGTATGCCGGTGTACTCGTCGGCCAGTTCGGAAAAGAACTTAAACACCGCAATCAGCACATCAGCGTGGATGTCAGGTTGGAAGAAATTAACGGCCTTACCCGGTGTACCGTACTTGTTCGAGAGTGTCTGCCAAATTTTCCAGGGGTGCATCTTGGTGATCGTCTCGCCCTCCGGCAAGCGGTCGATATGGATTTCCGCTTGTGGTCCTGAGCCGATGCCCATGTTGTTGCTCAAGGCGCGGGCGCACGAATCGCACATGTTCTGCAGGTCGAACATCAATAACGGCACGCCGCGTCCCCACGGCGAGTTGCGAACGCGCACATAAGAATCCGCGTGGTAGTTGCGCTTACCCAGCGGATCGTCATTGAGGGTTGCCCGAATCACATATTGCCCGATCAACCAGACCTGGGCCTCGTAGTATTGCTCCGGATCGACTGTCTCGGTTGAGCCCCAATCGATCAACCACTGACCGCGAACCTTGGTCCAGATTTCCAAGGTGTCGATGTGATTGCCCGAGTCGTAAATCTGGTCGTAGGGCCTGCCCTGCAGTCGCGCCCGCTCGAAGTCGTACCACAGCCAATCTGAGAGGCCGTGATCGGCATACTGAGCCAGGGCCTTGCGTATCTGCTCGTCGCTGTAACCGGGGGTGCCGAGATACCCGGAGATTACGTCAGGCGGCAGGCGGTGCCGCTCAATGAGCGTGCCTTCGTTAAAGTTCCGTGCTTCCGGCGTCAGGTAGATATCGAACGGCGAGACCGCGTAAAACATTCTAGTCAGGCGTTCCTTGACCACTGCCTTGAGGCCGTTGGGGCGATTTTGATCGTTATCCTTGGCCCACTGCAGTTCTTTCTTTTTGCGAATGACCGGGCCTTTCAAGATCGCGGTCTTGTGGGTCACGAAATCATCGATGAATTCATCAAGGCCTTTGTAAAATTCGCCCTGAATGTACTCGTCGTCGATCTTGTCTTCCATCCGTTTGGACTGTCTTCTGGCCTCGCGTTTTGCGTGTTTTAAGACCTGATCCTTGTAGGCCTCGATGCGTTCGCGCAGGTCCCTTGGATGGGGTATGGCGCCGGCAACCAACTGTAGTTCCTGATAGGCCTCGGCCTCGATTGCCTCGATCAGTTGTGGCGGTATGTCCGGCAACGGGGTCGGCTCACAGGAAAACGGACGTTCGCCGGAACCGAACAGGATGTCCCGAATCCAGGCGATGGCGGCACGGCACTTAACGTCCGTCAGCATCATCTTGATTTCAGAGCCGCCCATTTCGCGGATCGCCGTTAGTTTCTGATCGTTGTACTTGCCCTCGCGCTGGCGCAGGTCAACCATCATTTCACGTTCAATCGGTTGCTTGGCATCCCTGGCCCGTTCCCATTCTCGGCGGCAATGAGAGGCGAGGCTTTCGACTATCTGATCGTTATTGTCCCGCTCGACATCAACAGCAGCAGCACGTTCTTCGGTCATCAGTTGCGTGTTCGATTTGACATTCAATATGCCGTATCCTGAACCTACTCCTGCCATATCACGTCCACCCTGCTGCGCTTACGTGGCTGGCGCCAACGGCGCGTAACCGATAGCGACCTGTTTTCAGCATCCCATATTTCGCCAAATCACAAAGGTACTGCAATCCATCGTGCGGGTGCGAATACCGGTTTTTCTTGGGCTGATCCTTGAATCGTGTTTCACCGGTTACCTGTACGCGCTCAAACTGGTAGCCACCGAGAAACCCCTTCCTTAACACTTTGCATTGAGGGTCTAATTGAAGCCCCGGTTTACCGTCGATCATCATATTGAGGAAGTATTCAACCGTCTCAATACGCATGTCGATGCGGTTTGTGCTGGCCGGATCACCGGGAAATCCTTCGTCTTCCAGCACATCAAAACAATTCTCTTCGGTCATTTGCCCCCTGGCCTCGCCTGCTGGATCACCCTTGACAAAGATCGAGTGCGCCAGCGGATAATGCGAGTTAATCCGAGGCCGTACCACGGTACTGAGGAATTTGCGCAGGCCCATGCCCTGGCCTTCAACGTCGACCACCATTTCATCCAGTAGGTTCAGGGCCCCAAACGGCGTGAGCTGTCCCACGATGCACGCAGGCGTGCGCCCGAAGTCGAAGCCGAGCAGCAAAGGCAAATCCTTGTACATGAAAAGCGGTGCTTCGCTGACATGAATCGCATCATTGTAGGTCGGGTAACACGGTCGGCCATCGGCGCTCGAACCGTACTGGCCCAACACGTAGACCTTGATCCACTCGTCTTTCTTGCCGGGAACCTGCCGCAGGTAATACTCGTAACCAAGTTCGAGGTTGCCGATGTTTTCGGCTTTCGGATTGGGGACGTAGATAACGCCCGCATCCGTATGCACCTTGAGCAAGGCGGGCGGCTGCTTGAATAATTCGTAGTTGTGAGGACACTCGTCCTCGAACAGCTTGTACCACCAGTGATCATCGTCCGGTGGATTGGTGTCCATGAACACGCAACTCTGGACGCTACCGCCATCGCGCTTGGACGGGTAGCGACCGACCCGGCCAGTGACCATATCCAAGACGTTTAACGGAACCTCCCTAGCCTCGTTGATGAAAGCGCCAGTGAGTTCCAGCGAGAGCAGTTTCTTGATATCTGCCGGTTTATCCAGCGACAGGAAAATGATCTCCATTTCCACATCACCAATCTTGGTCATAGAGACAATCGGTGAGTCGTATTTGATCGATGTCAGCCCGCCGAACCAATCCAAGAAAGTCCGGATCGAGGTTGTTTTCAGTTCCGGATAAGTATTACGGATACAGGCAAACCTAGAACGCCTGATTTTGTCACGCTGAGGTTTCTGCAGCATGGCAAGGCGGTAGCACTCCATGAAACCACAGGTTGACTTGCCAGATCCGATTGGCCCCATAACCCCGCGTACAAAGGCCTTGCAGGCGTGAAATTTCGCCAGGGTAGGCTCGGCAACGTAATGAATATCGAACTCACTCATCGATTACCTCGCCATCGATAATATCCGGTTGCTCGACCTTGCCACCAAAATAGCAATGTATCTGCACCGGTTTTTGCGGCGTATTGGCCTTGGTGAACATGCCCAGGTACTTGCCCATGTTCTCCAGCACGATGTTCGCTCCCCTGGCATCGAACTTCCATTCGCCGGTAAGATTTCCTTCGGAATCCTTGACCTGTTCTTTTTGCATACAACGGTCGAGGACTTCAAGCCATTTCATCACCACCCAATCAGGACCCACACCAAGCTGTGTGGCCTTGGCGCGGATCAGGCTTTGCAGGCGCATCTGTACGTCCTGGCGCTGCATCACGTACCGGAACGAGCATTGCATCTGGTGTTCGGTTTTTTCCTCGACCGGATAGCCTGCGGCCGCCATCGCCAACTTCGGGGAAAAGTGCTGAGCGTATTCCAGGCAGAACGACTCGTACTTCGGAATGATGTGTTCACCGGTATCCGGATTGAGCAGATCAATCGCTTTTTCGGTCCCGGTCTTACGGTCGCTGTGCCGGATGAGTTCGGTTTCTGGCATATCAGTGCGTGATCGTGCAATTGACCTTGGTGGAAACGCCAACGTTCGAGACCTCGGCTCTGAATTCTTCATCTTGACTGCCGACTTCCCCGAACTGCACGCCATCTGCGGTGAAGGTGAAGAACGGAATCCAAGTTATGTTGTCTTCGGCCAGGATTTGGCACTCGACGGTTGCGCCATCGAAACCGGCATTGACCAGTTTACAGGTAACATCATCCACATCGCCGTCAAAATTAAGATCGGCACGTAGATCAAAATCTCCCCCGGCACCACAGACAATGGTCTCAACGAACGTAGAGTTGGTTGCGCGATCCGTACCCTCGGTGTCACCAACGACCGGGGTAACGTTTCCAGCGGTTCGACCGGACACCGTGATCGAAACCTCGTAAGCCTCACCCGGAACCAGCGCAGCAATAGTCTGAGTGAGATCAGAGTCACCAACTTGACTGGCATCACTGGAAGCGTTGCCACCACTGATAGACCAGCCGGTTCCCTGCGTCGGCCAGTCCGTGTCAGCGGCAAAGCCTCCGTTGGTAATAAGGTCTGCGCCGTCAGGTTCTACCCCCCAGCACTTGACCGTGAACCTACCATCAAAGACATGAGCCGTTTCCACGCCGGGGCCATTTACAATTGCCTCTTGCAGCAAGTATTTCCATTGTTTCTGTGACATGTCCTGCTCCGTTTAATTGATGTATTATTTGCGTACCCCAAGCACATTTCGCATAACGTCTCGGGTAAGGCCGTGTAGTAATCTGGTGACTATCGAAGACTGATAATCCAGCCCGCCAAGAATGGTTGGTGTGCCGACCTTTCCCGGTGGAATCCCTGCTGCAAAAATGAGATCCCCTTCCGTGAAATTAGCCGTTCCGATCGCCTCGGCGCTGGCGATTCCGCCGACAGATAAAATCGTCATGTTTAGCTGGGCTATACCAATTGCCTCAGCCGAAGGCACAGCCGTTGGATTCAACGTGAAACCACCAGTAACAATATGACTACCAATCGCTTCAACACTGGCGATTCCGGCTGGCAGCAGATTGTAGGTTGCTTGCA